ATGCTACTGCTAGCCTTAGACATCGTAACACAAGCAACACAGACGACAACGGAGGTATATTAGACTGGCAACAAGAACTACTTCCATACGGCGAACTACGTGATGGTATTACACAAATTAGATTAAAGCAAACTGCTGATCCAGGAGACACAAGTAAAGATATTATTGGCACTATTTACAAAACTACAGATCCAAATATACTTAAAGTTGTATTAGATACTGATACATTACCTGCAAACACAGAAGATGCAGTTGATGCAGTAATCGATCCTACATTCAACTATCCAGGAGACGGAACATTAACTGCCGCTGCTAATGGAGATAGATATTTGCTACTAGCAGATATTCCAAGCGGAAGCGGATGGGCAAGCAGTTCAGCAAAAGCAAACGATATTATTCAGTATGACAGTTCTACTGGACAGTGGAACATTACATTTGACAGTGATGTTATAACTGCTGAACAATTTACAACAAATATAACAACTCAGGACAAACTCAAATGGACTGGCTCACAGTGGGTCAACGCATTTGAAGGAACATACAACCCAGGATACTGGCGAATTTACTTATGATAACAGCAAGCGGTTGCTGCTTTTTAGCACTTAATACAGGACGCATAATGCTACAACAACGTAGCAAGGAAGTTTCACATCCTCTTACTTGGAGTTTTTGGGGAGGTAAAAGTGAACACAATGAACGTCCAGTAGAAACATTGTTACGTGAATGTGAAGAAGAAATGGGTAAACTGCCAAGTTTAGAAAAAGTTTATCCTATACATACATTTTTAAGTGAAGATAAAAAGTTTACATATCATACATATGTTATTACAGTGTATGAAGAATTCATTCCTAACACAAACGGAGAAAGTGCCGGATACGCATGGGTTGAACTAAATGGTTGGCCAAAGCCTTTACATAGAGGCGCACGTGTTGTATTAGAAAAACCTGATATGATTGATAAGATTAAAACTATTTGGGATAATGCAAAGGATTCAGAAGACTTATCAAACTGGTTAGATAGTTTTTAAAAACTGCTATCAATTGCAGAGCGTATCCATGTATCTGTAGCAACACAGATATAAACATATGACGCATCGTATGCTATTTGCCCTTTAGTGCCTGTGTCAGTACTACTACTAGGTACTGTTGTTGTAACACTTGCAACACTACCTGTTCCGACAAAACTTCCAGTTACTTCTACATTACCTGTTTTAGTAATATCAACAACAGGTGTGCCATTATTTGTTATTTGTACACCAGTTGCGTTTTGTTCAAGTTCTATGTTGAAACGGTTTGCTGTTCTATCATAAAACATTTTCACATCATTAGCATCACCGAACTCTAATGTTACACTATCTGCAATTAGTTTCTTAGAAAATAATGTTGTATCTATTGGTGTAAAAGTAAATTGTCCTTTATTTAAACCACTGCCAGCATAAGTTAAATTACCATTCGGATAGTTTACAGAATCAGGTGCTTGAACGATAAGTGTTAAGTCTCCATATCCTAATACACCTCCTGTTGCTGTACTTGCATTATCTGTTGCAGGTTGCCATAATCCAGTGGTACTATTATATTTTAGTACTTGTCCTTCGCCAGGCATTGTATTATCTACATTTGTCAGATCTCCTAAGTCTACAGGTATAGTAGGTGTGTTTAGTAAATCGCTATAATCACCTGTGCTTGAAACAGTTGCAAGTGTAGGTTTGTTTAATAAATCTCCGTAATCACCACTAAGTGCAACTGCACTTAAACTAGAAACATGTGTATTGAAACTGTTAGTTAGTGTTGTTAGCCCAGACTGTGTTGCATAAGAACTTAGATCTGGAGGTGTATAACTGAATATGCCAGTTGTATTATCGTAAGTTAAATTTGATGTGCCTACAGAATTTACTGTAACACTGAGATCGGTAAGTCCAAGTACATTAGTGTTCACACTACTTACAATACCAGGTGCAAGCGGAACCCACACACTGTTACTATACATATATAGATTTAAACTGTCGCTGTCAACCCATAAATCACCTTCTTTTACACCACTAGTAGGAACAGTTGCACTTGTTACAATAGCAGTTGCTATGCGTTTATCAGGATCGACATTATTTGGATCTACAATATAAGCATCTGTTGATATGTTTATTGTTTCAACATTTATAGTAGTAGACTCTAGTTCGTTTACAATAAAATCTCCAACATTGCCACTAGCAACGTCATTTGTGATTGTAGCATCTGGTATCATTGTAAACTTTTGTGCACTGTCATCCCATCCGAAAAATCCAGTCTTAGCACTAGTACCATCATGATATTCAAATGCTACGCCTCTATCTTTATTATCATCAACAGTAAGAGGAGTACCATCTGCATTGCCACCAATAAACATAACAGGGTCAACAATACTAGTTGTTGTACTGTTTACAGTTGTGGTTGTACCTTGTACAGTTAAGTCTCCAGATATAGTAGCATTGCCGCCTATACTTACATCGCCACTATATGTAGCGTCTACAGCATCAGTTATTGTTCCATTGGTAATAGATAGTGTGCCGTCTGTTACAGTACCGCCTGTTATAGTTCCTGTTACAACGGCTGTTGCGCCAGTTATGTTACCATTACTAATTGTCAGTACACCATCAGTAAATGCATTTGCAGTAATAGTATTGCTTGCTATTATACCAACTACTCCAGAGATACTTCCAGAACTAATAGTAAGAGTTCCGTCTGTTATAGTGCCGCCGTTTACATTTCCAGTTAAATCTCCAGTTACATTACCTGTTAAATTTCCAGTTACATTACCTGTTACATTACCTGTTAGATTTCCAGTAACATCACCTGTTAAGTTTCCTGCAAATGTACTAGACAGTGTAGTTCCATCAAATGTTAAGTTGGCACTATCTTGTAATTCGCCACTTGTGCCAGAATACACAACACGAGTATCTGTTAAGTCTGTTATGCTTGCACTTGCTAGTGTAGCAGATACAGTAACATCTAGTGTATTACTAATTTCAACATCTGCTACTGTAATTTTACTAGTATCAAATGCAGTACTATCAAGTGTTGCACTTAATGCATTAGCAGTATAAAAGTAAATTGTATCTTCATCTGATCCGGTAGCAGTTTCATATTTAATGTAAGTATCTTTATCTAAGTCGCTACCGTTTAAATCAGTCCAATTTGAACCATCTGATATTTCAATTCCACGTGTTGAAGTATTATATCTTAACTGCCCAGGAATATTAATATTTGGTCTTTGACTAGAATTGCCGACGGGTATAACTAGAGCACCGGTCCCTGTTATTGTTAATATGTTAGAAGATGTACTAATTCCATCTCTACTATGATTTAAATTAATCGACATTATACTCTTTCTAAGTTAATATTCTTATTTGTGCTGAACTATTAAACGGATTAAACATGAATTTTTCTTCACCGCCGTAAATACTTCTAGTGTCATTATAATTAGCATCGCCTGTACCTAAATACATGACATTATTTGTACATTTACTTAACATAAAACTTTTTAGTTGTTGTGGTGTTGCATGTGGATTTAGCTGTAACATCAATGCACCTAGTCCGCACACTTGCGGAGATGCCATACTAGTTCCTGAAATATTAGCAATTTTATAAGATTCATTTAACGGATAATTTCCTCCGTTCATTTCATTTATCGAACTAGTTGTACTCATTATATCTGTTCCGGGCGCATAAATGTTAACACCTGACCCAGAACAACTCGAACTTGCTTTTTGTTCGAGTCCTGAAGAATGCACGTCACTATCTATGTTTCCAACAATAAATGCTTCGTCGTCATATGGGCTACTACCACGATGATAATATTCGTTATAACCTCTGCCAAAGTTTGCATTATTATCATAGTCAACTCCGCCTGCTGCTTCTATCTTATAATAACTGTTTCCTGCAGCAATACAAATATGGATACCTTCGTCAATCATTTCTTGTACATCTGCATCAACACTTGCTACTCTAACTGGAATACGTCTTCCGAAAAAACTAACAGGAGGAACAATTCCAGTTTCATGCCATAATTCTGTTGAACTATTGTGAGTAGGATCTGAATAGTTCCAACTTGAACCTCTATAAGTACCAGTCGATGGTGTACTTCTATATCCGCCATATCCCCAACTCATGTTGACAATTGTAGGTCTTTTATAACCTGTTGCAGGATTTACAGGTTTATTTCGATGCCACAACTTGATTACATCAAAACAATCAGATACAGGTATTCCATTACCCGGATCTGAACTTCCTTGTAGTCCGTCAACTTTAACAGCATAAATTCTAGCATCCTTTGCCCAACCATAAGTTTTACCTACTGCTATGCCCGCACAGTGTGTTCCATGACCGTGGTAATCTGTATAATGTCCGGATGGCATTGTTCCTGGTATTCCACTTTCTGCGTACCAATCGATTTCTTGTACTCTATTATTTCCATTTTCATCATAAAATTCCGGATGATCGGCTTGTATGCCACTGTCTTGAATTACAACGTCAACACCTTCTCCGTTTAAATTATAACTATATTCTCCAGTATTCTCTGTTGTTGCACTACCGTAAGGATTAGACTCACTAATACAACGTCTAAGGCCCCAGTTAACAAAGTCGCCGCTATCACTAGTTGTTTTAGTAAAATTTCCTGTTTGTACTGCATCAAAACCCATGTCAATATCATCACGTTGATCAGGAGGAATTTCAACTCCGTAAACTCTCGGATCATTACGTAATACGTTAGCTTCATCATCTGATAATTTATAATGACAAGAACGCAAGCTACCTGGACGACTGTTTAATATATCAACACGTCTAGTAGGAACAAATCCATCATCTTCACTAGCATTTTCGATTTGATCCCAAAATGCATCATAATCTACACCTCTATTTAAAATTACAATATATTCACGCTCACTCATTGTATTTCCTTATGTTGTTCCGTATATTGTTCCAGAATTACTTAATGTATAAGTATTACCACTATCATTTATTGCTGCGCCTCCGGAACCTCCTGTTGTACTATTCAGAGCTCCTGTGCCTGGTCCGCCGCCTGCTGCTCCCCAGCCTCCGCCGCCTGCGCCAATGGTATAAGTCGTTGCGCCTAATAATTCTTCAGCACCATCTCCGCCTGGGTTTCCACCACCGCCACCATCTGTAGCATTTGAAAAGCCCGATGTTGACAATGAACCTGCTACACCTGGTAAGATTCTACCTCCACCTTGGCCGCCTCCAGCGCCGCCTGCGCCTGCTGCAGTTACTCCACCAAAGTTAGTACCGCCTACTGCACCTACTGTACCTCCAGTTGCTCCTACAGGTCCATCTGCGGTGCCGCCTGCACCGCCTCCTGCACCGCCGCCGCCAGCAGAAGTACCATCTGTTTGTGTTCTTTCTGCACCTCCGCCGCCTCCTCCGGCAATAAATGCACCAGTTTCATTTAGAATAGTAACATTAGAAATACTAGAATTAATTTTAATAGCAGGACCGCCATTTTCAGCAACACTAGTATCTCCGCCTCGACCACCTTTGCCTATAACTTTACCGTTATTGATAATAGTACACGGAATGTCAACTGTCATTGCTGCTACACTAATATTATCTGACCAAATCCACCAGTCAGATGGTACGAATAAAGTTTCGCCAGAATTAATAAAATCACTTACTATTATTTCTTGTAGTGACGGATTTCCATTAATCATTGTAGGAGTAGCAACTGTTGCTAAATTAGTGCCTATTGATCCCCATATTGTACCATTATTAGTTAATGATGTAACACTTCCGTCAATTGCAGCACCGCCTGTGCCTCCATTATTACCACCTTGGGCAGCCCAGCCACCACCACCGCCACCCCAGCCATTGCTGCCAGGATTATTTGCGCTGCCACCGTCTCCGCCTCGATTACCAACACTATTAGCACCACCTGCGCCGCCAGTACCAGGAAGAACACGGCCACCACCACCGCCGCCGTGATAACCTCCCCACGTTGGACGAGGATCTGCATCATTACCGCCACCGCCTCCGGCGCCGCCGCCACTAGGTACACCGCCTGCAGATGGTCCAAGATTACCGCTGCCGCCTGGCTGTCCAAGTGAGCCTCCGTTAGGCGAATACCCAGGTACAAGACCGTCATATCTGCCTGCTCGTGATCCATTTCCGCCGCCTGCGCCACCGCCTCCAGCGCCGCCGCCTCCGCCGCCACCGCCAGCAATGTAAGAACCTGCACTATTAGTAATAGTGACATTAGTTACACCTGGATTAACTTTAATAGCAGGTCCACCGTTGACACTTTGAACGGCTCCGCCGCCGTCGCCTCCACGCCCAATAATATTTCCATCATTAATAATAGTGCAAGGAATATCAATAGTCATTGCAGCAACATTTGTATTATCTGACCAAACCCACCAACCAGAAGAAATTACAAGTGTTCCTCCTGAACTAATATAATCACTTACTATTATTTCTTTAAGAGAATTAATTCCATTAACTACCAAAGGTGTAGCAGCATTATCTAATGTTACTTGATTTGCTGCGCCATAAAAGTCACTGAAACTAATCTCGCCAGATGTAGGAATGTTTATATTTGCAACAGATTCAGGAACACGAGCACCTGCTCGATAATGTGCATTTATTCTCCAAGTTCCGGATCCTTGGAATTCAGTTCTGATTTGTGATGCTGAAATAGATCCCGAACTCTGAAGTGCCATTACACTGTTCCAAACGCTGTGATATCACCTGTTACTGTTAAATTTCCACTAGCATCAATTTTCATTTTGTTAACACCACCGGTAGCGAAATAAAGTGTACCACCAGATTCTGTTATTGTCCAGCCGCCTAAATTAACAACAGTAGTTGATACTTTTGCATCTAATGCAGTTTGTAGTCCAGTAACATCAGAAATTGCAGTTGGATGATAACCATCGTGATAAACTCTATTAGTCGAATTTGCACTATTAGATAATAATATATCAATATTACCACTAGTATCGTCTGCCATTTTTAACCATTGCTTACCGCCTGTAGGAGCTTGCAAGCCTGCAGTGTCTTCAGGTTCAGTAATATAGAATGCTTCACCTTCGGAAACTAATGCAACATCTATGCCTGTATCTGATGTATCGTTTAAATGAATAGTAGGTGAGGCAGTATTAATAGTTAAATTTCCTGTTAATGTTCCGCCTGTTAAATTTAATTTTAAAGCATCTGCAGTTTGATATGCACTAGTAATTGCTGTTTCTCTAGTATCAGTATATGTATTTGCATCTGTTTCTGCCTGATCTGCATATGTTTGATATGCACTAGTAATTGCTGTCTCACGTGCATCTACATATTGTTTAGTTGCAGCATGTAAATTTGCAGTTGGGTCTCCGCTTAATGTAAGTAGACCAGTCATTGTATCACCTGCTTTACTTACTTTAGTTGCAATATTGTTTGTAACAGTTGTAGCAAAGCTAGCATCATCGCCTAATGCTGCAGCTAGTTCATTTAGTGTATCCAGTGCAGCCGGAGCAGAATCGACAACACTTGCTACTTCTGCATCAACGTACTGTTTAGTTGCAGCATGTAAATTTGCTGTCGGGTCTGAATGTAATGTAAGGAATCCGGTCATCGTGTCACCGCTTACACTTACTTTTGTGTTATCAATTGTAACTGTTCCCATTACTTGCCATTGACTATCTTCATACACATCAAAACTATTAGTTGTTGTGTTATAAATCATATCTCCATTTGTAGCAATAAATGCATCACGTTCTGTTTGTGTCATTGATGCTAATTTAAATGGTGTATCTGCAATAACTACTCTGTTTTGTGCATCTAATACAAGATTGCCGCCGGCTGTGATACTTGTATCACCAGCACCACTGATGGTTAAACTTTTAACATTTAAGTCTAATCCGCCATCTTGAAAATCTTCAATTAATGATAGTGTACCTTCTCTATCAGGAAGTATAACATTTCTGTCTGCTGTTACACTTGTTGCTTGTAGTTTAATTTCAAAATCGTCAGGTGCAGTGCCTTCAAAAATTAATTTAGTTCCTTGACTAATCCAAATATGATCCGTAGGATAAAGTGCAATATCTGTATCACTTTTTATTTCTAAGTCGGTGCCATTACCACCTGTTATACCGTTTGGAAATCTTGTTTCGTTTGCCATTTTGTTATCTCCGTATTATACATATTTATTCTATAATAGCCATAAAAAAACAGGCTCCGAAAAGCCTGTTTTATTTTTAAAATAGTAACTAACTATTATGCGAATGCAAGTTGGTTAGTTGTAACAGCAATTTTGCTTAGATAGTCAGCTGCATTACCAAGTGATGATGCTTGGTTTGATAGCTCAACGTAGCCATAACGTGTCATAAATGATACTGTTGGCTCGAATGTTGCTGGATCTAGCACTGTGCCTGATGACATTAGTGGGATATATGGGCAATAGAACGCTGCTGCGTCTGTTTCTGTTGAACCTTTGTATCCTACTAGGATTGTGTCGTCTGCTGCGTACTGGTTTACATATACACGCATTGTGCCGTTTAATGTACCAACGAATTTTGTGTTTGTTGGTGCTTCAAATGGACCTTCTGTTGTACGTGCAAACGCTGATGTTGTCGCTGATTGTAGTACTGTTAGCATTGTTGGTGAAACAATTGCCCAGTTACCTGCGCCACGACGTGTACGTGCTGCAATTAGGTTTGCGTTTTTGTTGATTAGAACTGCAAGTGCTGCATGTTCGTCACCTACGTATGTCGCTGTACCTGATACTGCTGATTGATCATATGTGTCAGCTGCAGTACCTGCTAGTGAACTTAGAGAAGCAATGATCTCTTGGTCGATTTCAGCAGTAATTTCTTGTGCAAGTGCTTGCATGATTTCTGCTTCAACGTCTAGACCGTGCATTGACTGTGCGTCTTGCGCTGCTTCAAATGTCCAACGTGCTGATAGCTTACGTGTTTTAGCTTCAACAGTTTGCTTGAGTACTTGAATACTCATTTTGCGTCCTGCTTCACCTTCTAGTGATGCAGTTGCATCTGCTGTTGCTGATGATGCGTTACCTGAGTAACCTGTTGCGATTGCGAATGGGCTTAGTGCTTCATCGCCTGCTGTCGCTGTGCCTGCTGTTTCTGCATAACGTACACGTAGTGTGTGAATCTGACCTACTGGTCCTGTCATTGGCTGAACACCAACGATTTCGTTTGCAATAACTGTTGGCATAACACGACGAATCACTGGAAGAATAACTTTGTTAAGTGTTGCAATGTTACCTGATTGAGTTGCACCAGCTGTAGCAGATTCTGCTAAGTAACGCTTAGTGTTCTCAAGTGTTGATTCCATCACTTGCTTTTTTGTTCCAGTTAGACCGTCGGTTAGTGCTTCTTTGGTTGCATTCCAATTTTCAAATAATGCGTCCATAATCGGTCTCCTTAACTTATACCGGCTAATTTGCGAAGGTTAACAATGTTGTCATCAACATTTGCTTCTGCTGTTTTTCCCCCAGTGACTTCTTTAGTAGATTCACTAAGTACCTTCTTTTCTTTTAATGGTTTAGCATCTTCCTTCAATACTGATGGTAGATACTTATTGAATGCATTCTGCAAGTCTGCTGTTTTAGTAGACTCTAGTAGTGCACCCATTATTTCTTTTTGTTGCTTTGAAAGTGGTGCCATCATTTCGTTGAGGGCAGTTTTACGTTCTGCTTTATCTGCTTCAATACGTGCTTTACGTGCTGATTCAGTTAGCTGAACTTCTTTCTCTGCAACGGCTTTGTTTGCTTCATCAAGTTGTGCTTTTAGCTTGTCCATTGATTTGTTTAGTTTTGCAACTTCTGTACCTTCATTAAGGTAGCTGCTCATAAACTCTGCTGCAAATGTTTCAAAAATCTTACGTCCAAATGTATTTTCTTTAGCAACTTGGATGTCTTCTTTTAGTGTTGTAAGTTCTTTCTTAATAGTATTTTCAAGAATTCCTTCAACTTTAGTTGCAGCACTTTCAATAAACTTACGTTTTGTACTCTCGATAGCTTCTTTGCCTTCTTTAATCAATTTGACTTTTGCTTCAACTAGTGAGCGTTTGTCTTCATGAAACTCGTTGAGCTCTTTTGTAAGTTGTTCAAGTACAAAGCCCTCTAATTGAGCCATGTTCTTGTCTTGTGCCTCACGGTCTTCGCGAAGTTCATTAATTTCTTTGCGAAGTGTTTCCATCACAAACTCGTCAAGTACATTTGCATGTTCTGACATATGCTTGCGATAAGCAACACGATCTTCTGCTACTTTAGCTTTGTCTGCTTGGAACTCTTCAAGTTCTTTTGCAATAACTTCGCCAATCATTGTGTCCATTGCTTCTACGATCTGCGCTTTGTCATTTTCATAACGTTCCGCAAATTCTTCACGTAGTTCTGCTGCAACTTCTTCACGTAGTTCAGTTTGCTTGGTTTCCCACGCTTCACTGATTGAAGATCTAACCTCTTCGGAGAGCGCACCTGAGCTTAATAGTTCATCTATTGAGTGAGCCATATTAATCTCTCCTATACTTCAGGTTGTTTATAAATTGTGTCACCTCTTCCTGGAGATAACGTTGTGCTCTGTCGTCGTGCTTAACAGCTGAAGCAACATCCATCAGTACATTACCCCTTCTATGATTCATAATTCTTTCATAGATTGGATCGGGATAAGCATCTGGAGCACTTGGATTGGCAACAATGTCTACGGTAATGATTTCAAAATCTTTAACATGACCGCTTTCATTTACGTTGCCACTGCCTCTGCTTGACACGCCTAGTTTGACACCGCTTTCCAATAGGGTTTTACAAATGTTTCCCATTGGAGTCGGAAGTATTTTCAGTTTGCCAATACCGTTGTTACCATCAATATCCATCTCTGTAATCATGTGTGACACACGATCAAGATTAATATTAAGGTCGTCTGGGTGATCAGCTTCACCTAAAACACTAAATCCTTTTTTAATTTTTTCATTGATTGCTTTAACTGCAGTATGAATTTCTTTAGCAGGATAAATTCTATTGTTTTGGTTACGTACATCACCTTCGATAAAGATACCTTTCATATATAGGCTTTTGCCACCGTCAGATTCTTCAATCGCTTCGGTGACAATATTAGCCTGATTATATGTTAAGTGCTCTTGTAAAGACTTATACATAACTTACTTCATTTCTCTTTTTGGTTTTGGTGCTGGCTTTGGGTCGCCTGCATCTTCTGGTCCTGTTACACCCATGTCTTTAGCTGCTGGTGCTTTTGGACTTTTTTCTTCTGAGCCTGCCATGTCAACTGCTTTACCACCCATGTCATTTTTACCTGCAACTGGTGATGCGCCGCTGTCTGTATTGTCTGGCATGCTTACGTTAACTTTTGATAGCTCTACGCCTTCTTCTAGACCGTCGAACTCTTCTTCTAGTTCTTCATCGTCTGAATCGTCGTCTGCTGCTTCGAACGCAATTTCTTCTTCCATTTCTGGTTCTTCTTCTGCTGGTTCGTCGCCCATCATGTCTGCAAATGCTGCACGTAGTTCTGCGATTGCATCTTCAACGTTTGCCATTGCTTCTTCTGCTTCTGGTGCTTCTTCTTCGCCTTCGTCGTCCATGTCCATTGCCATGTCCATTTCAGCGTCATCTGCATCCATGTCTTCTTCGTCTTCGTCTTCGTCTTCGCCGAAAACTTCTTCTGCGTCGATTTCATCTTCAGCTGACTCGATGTCATCTAAAAAATCTTCTTCTGCATCATATGAATCAATTGCTTCTTCAACTTCTTCTTCTGATACATTGTATGTTTCGTCTAAGTCTTCTTCTTGAATATCTTCTTCTACTGACTCATCACTTTCTGAAAGTGCTGACCAGTGATTTTTTGCTTTTTCAACAAAAATGTCGTGTAGAAGATCAGATGCCTTCTCACGCTCTTCATTTACAAGATACTCAAGGACTTTAACTAGTGAATCCTTGTGATTGCTCATTATATATCTCCTTAAAATATTTTCAGGCTTACCATGACTGGTTTACAGTTATTATTTAGTAACCAAGACGTTTTACCAGGTAAAAAGGGTGTAAAAACGGTACTTTTTGACTAATTGTCAAAGATAAGTATATATTACACTGAATTATTCGGTAGGTGCACGGTAGATTTGCTGTACTTTTTCTAGTCTACTAGCATGTTCTACTTTATGAATCTCACGTTGTTTACGTAATCTATTAAGATGTTTCAGTGTTAATCTGCTACGTCTAACATCGTTAATATCACGATTGCTGTATTCATCGTCTTGTGCTTCGTAGTATTCTCTTAAAAATTCTCCACTACGCATTATACTTCTCCCCCAGGCGCTGCAGGTGTTGTTGCATTCTCTGAACCTGTAATTGGCGAGTCGCCGCTTTCAGTATCGCCTGCTTCTAAATCTCCCATGTCAGGAACACCTTCTCCGTTGTCTACATCAAATCCTCTAACACCAACACTACCCAGTCCTGGCATTCCGTCGGCATCGGGTGATGTTCCTGATTTATTTTCTTCTAACCATAGACGTTCATTTTCTAAAATCTCATCTTCAGTTAACCCTAAGTACTTGCTTAAAATAAAGCGTCTACTTAGATACGGTGATCCTTCTAAGCCGCCAAATACATTAGCACGGGCAGCATGTATTTCGATTTCTTTATACTGACTAAAGCTCTGTGGCTCTACAAATTGTATATTGAAAATACTAGTATCAATTGTAATTCCTCTGTTCTTTAAGAACAGTTTAAACTCTTTGTCAAATGTTGGCGCAATAATTTTTTGCAGTCTTTGACAGTACTGATTGAATCTATATTCTTGAATAAACGCTGTGCCTACACGACCGTCTACATGTGTTGCTGTTCCATCTTCCGGTCCGGTTGGTAAGTAGCTGCTTGGAACACGCAGTGCTCTTAGCATTTTATTTGTAAAGTAACGCAAGTCATCAATCTGTCCCAAGTTCTCGCCACCTGGTAGTACTTCAACTTTTGAACCTCTACCTTCTGCAGTTTGTGCAAAAAAGTAGTCTTCCATAATACTCAACGGGTTATATGCAGCATCCATAATAGTTGTGCCGCCGCCGGTTTTACTTGGAATACGCTTTTGATGAATTTCGTTTTTAACACGCTCAACAAAGCCCATTGCTTTGTTTGCTGGCATGTTACCTACGTCTACATAAAATACTCTACGTTCTGGTGCACGTTGCACACGGTAGATAATGATACTATCTTCTAACAGTTCTTTTTGTTTGTAAGTTTTAAAGATTGGATCAAGTATACTTGCACCAAACGGATAGTCACTGTCCATACCTTCTGTAAGTGCTGCATGGATAACATGTGTTGCATCTACGTTGTATTCTTGAATGTTTCCTACACCACTGTTAGCGTAGTTGCCTGAGCCTGCACCATAACCGTTACGGTCAATAGTGTTACCACGCATCATACTATTAACAGTACTGTAAGTATTAGCATGTTGTACAGGCTCACTTACAGTTTTTGTTTTCATGTTTAAGTCTAAGTTTTTAACTATGTATTGCTCTGGCTCTTTGCCTTCCGCTTCATTGATAATAACTTTAGTAACGTCAACAGGGTTAACATAATATAACTCCCATGTTTCTGGATCACGAATGAAAAACTGATCGCCATACTTTACAGCATTGCGGAATGTTTTAAATAATCGTCTGTCCCAGTCTTGCAAGTTACACCACTGACGAAGTGATTGCTCTAAAATTTTAGCTTCACTTTCAGTAGTATCACCTACATAATCAATTGCAAACGGTAAATTGTTTGTTTCGTCTAATTGTGTGCTAAACTCAGCAATAATATCAAGGGCAGCATTGATTTCACTGTCCATGTCCATCTGGTCATACTGTGCATATCTTTCAACACGGTTAGGTTGACCGCTGTATACTTCAGGTAACCAGCTTTGGAAACGGCTAGCACTGCTAGGTTTCATCTCAGAATTTTGTCCCTGATATACAGTAAAATGTTTTTTCCAACTCATAAGAATACTCTTTTTTCTATTATACTATATTTATCGAAGTTGTCAAGTGTTTTAATCAGTGCTTGGATTCAACGATGGCAGAATTGTGTTGAGCCTTGCGATAGCAGTAGCTAGTGCCTGATTTATGCTAGCCCCGTTATCGATAGAGTTTTTAATGTCAGTAGACATATTTGCCCATGTCTCTAAAAAACCATCAAACATGCCTGCCAATGGATTAGTTTGAATCGGATCACCATTTTCATCGTATCCAGTTATTTCATTTTCTCCAAACATGTTTTTTATTACTTCTTGTAGTTCGGGCCCAAGTTCATCTCCTTCCAAGCCTAATGCAAGTAGTCTTAATTGTGCTGCTCCAGGAAGTCCAAGTGCTCCGAGTATGCTTGCCATGAATGCAACATTTTCACCTTGGGCTGCACTTTGATTTTCTCTTAATAATCCTAACAGACCTTGTGCACCAGATAACATCGTAGTTGTTTCTGTCATAAAGCTAACTGCATCCCTAAAGCCATCCGATGACGGCAAGTCTGCAAGAGCTCTAACAAATTTTGGAAATTCGTTACCAGTAATGTCCATGTCAAACGCTTCTGTAATTTCTTCCATTAGTGTAGTTCTCAGTGTTGCTGCAAATTTTCCCATTTCTGCCGCTGTACCAGACAGTGCTAACTGTCCGGCTTCTGCTGCTTCTGTCATTTTAAGTGCAGTTTCATTTAATTTTTCAACACTTCCAGCAAGTGTATCTGATCCGCTGCTAACAGATTCTAATCTAGCTTGTAGTAAAGCTGTTGCACCGTTGATACCAGCTCTACTTGCTCGTATTACACTTTCCGAAGGAGTCAATTCTTTAAATTGATTTGCTAGTTGATCTGCAGTCCCTTTTAGAGTCTGTGGATCAGCACCAGCTAAAATCATTTGTTGCATTTGTTCTAATGCCCCACGAAGATCAATTCCTTCAGCCTGAGCGAATGCAGCAAATTCAGAAAATCCTTCATTCATTGAATCCATCGGTAGTCCGGCTAGTAAGTTACTCATTGCTGTATCTAACATTGGTCCTGCACTACCACCAAGTTGTGTTAATCCTTCGATAGCACTGTTAGCTGCTACCCGTTGTTTTTCATTTAGTCTGGCTAGCATTGCGGCATTAGTTGCATCTTGTCTAAAGTTTTGACTTGCTTTGATTCTGTCTTGTATATCTTGTCCAGTTAAACTAGCCATTTGCTCATTTAACAATAGCTGATTTTTAATACTTGCAACCATATCAGCTTGTGCAGTAGCAGATGACATATCTGTTTGTAACATACCACGTCTAATTTCTGCTTCGTCTGCAAGTAGCCTTGCCATTTCTTTACTGTTCAGTCCAAAGTAACCGAATTCTTTAATACCGTTTCTTAGTTGAGATGTTAATGATAAAAAGTTTTTAGCACCGGTTGTTGTATTATCACCTAATGCTCTGATTGCAATACCTGTTTGTCCTGTAATTTCACCAAACTGTTCTAAACTTAATCCAATCTCAGATGACTTAGTTTTAAATTCTTCTAAATCTTCTGCATAACCTGTGCCAACTCTGCGCAAGTTAGACATAGAATTACCAAACTCTTCAAAAATACCAAACAAAGTTCCTAACTGTGCACCCATTGCACCCAAACCAAGAGATCCTAGCATCTCTTCTGCCATAGTAGAACCTTTTTCGTCTCCAGCACTACTAGTAAGTCTATTAAAAACTCCGCCTGTAGAAGAAACAACTCGGCCACCTGCAGTTGCTACACCGCCAAATGCTCCACGCATTTTGCCAAACATACTGCCTAATCTGCTGTCAGATTTTCTACCTTCGTCTTGGATTGCTCTTATAAGTTTATCAGTGTTTTTATTTTCTGTTTGTATTTCTTTTTGTACATCTGCACCTAGTCGTTGTGCAATAGACGACAATAATGCAGACTGTTTAGCAGATTCTGTATACAAATCTCTAAGAGTTGCTTCAGACGCAAGATCCGAAACATCTACTGTAACACTTTGTCCACCGAATGGTATTGTGACTGTTGCCATTAACTACTCACTTAATTCTGATAAATAAACTTATAAGTTATACTACTATTTATAGGATAAATCATGAGCGATCCGCTATCACACTTTTACAGAAACAAAGAAATCTTTGTAAAACTGCCCAGTAAAGGGCATTGGTACAAACAAAAACCCAATTTGACCGACGATTTTGAAATTGGAATATATCCAATGAGTGTAAAAGACGAAGTTTTATTTAAAATTCCTGACACATTATATAACGGAGATGCAATTTTTGAAGTTATAAAAAGTATTGCTCCAGACATTATCGACCCATATGAAATTTGTCTAGTAGACGTTGATGTACTGTTAATTGCTAGTCGAATTAATCAAAATGATGGAGAAATGAACGTAATTGCCGGATGTCCGCACTGCAAAAAGACAAACGAATATGGTGTTGATTTAGAAAGTATACTATCACAAGTAAAGCATATACCAACACAACCAGTAGAGTTAGAATTACAAAACGGATTACGTATTACATTTAAACCAAACACACTTGCTAGTGTTAATGCTAGTCATATTATGAATACAGAAAGTGTAAGAATTGCAGCGCAAATTACAGATGATACAGATCCTGCATATGCAAAAGAATTATTCAGATCTAGTTTAGAAAAAACAACAGGAGCAACTATTGTTGTACTAGCAGATGCAATCGAAAATATCACCACGCCTGACGGTACAGTAGTTGATAACATGGAAAGCATAACAAATTGGCTTTCAAATACAGATTCAGCAACAATAGAAATTATAAAGAAACACAGTTCTGTTCTTAACAATGCAGGAATGCAAAAAGAATTTACATTTGTATGCAGTAACGAAGACTGCGGAGAATCGTTCGAAGCACCTTTGGAATATAACCCAGCTTTTTTTTTCACCAGCAACTTAGACAAGCACGAGACATAAAAACTGTAATCAATACAGTTAAAGATAATGCTAAAAAATTTAGAAAAACAATTTTTGATTTAGTGCTTTATAGTGAAGGTAATTTTACAATGAATGATGTTTGGGGAATGCCTATGTATTATTTCAATGAAATTGTTGAAGCAATGTCATCTAAAGCAGAAAGACAAAAGCAAGCATTATCTAAAAAGTCTAATACTCAAACATTTTAATTCGAAGAGCTAAAGCTCATCGTCAAACTCATTTGCATTCGTTTGAACTTTCTTTTTCTTATGATTTAGTTATTACCTTGGATTCAGTCGCACTTAGCCTTGTTACGGCTAAGCACAAAAAAATAACCAGAGCATTACCCCGGAAACAGACGCACCGTTATAGCGAAACCTTTTCAGGCAGAGGCGGTTGTGCGGTACCCCTTTACACGCTGCTTTCAACGCAAGCTACTAAGTTGCAATAACGGCTACTAACTTAGCATTACTCCCAGGTTACAATGGCGCAGTAGAGCCTGGTCTTTTGGTTTGTGTCCCCCAGCAAGTTCTGTTGGCAAGTACAGAGTACTGCCTCCTCAATGCTTTTAACAGAGGGGGTATGTTATTTTTTAAGAGATTCAGTAAGAGCCTTAGATCCGCCTACACGGACATTTATTATGCCATTATAATATTCGTCAGTAAGTAATACTTCTCTGTCGAATTGTTCTTTAGCCTCGAGGTACGATAGTTGTCCTCTAGTTGTACAAAAATATAAAATTTCTCTTGTAAAGTTTTCTGTGCCTAATTTGTCAACATCTGCTTGCAAATTATCTGAAGATCCCCAATAGTCTCTCCAGTCACTTTCTACAAGTGTTCTACGTTTTCTTTTTTTGCCTTTTAGTGGTGGCCTAGTTTTTTTAAACTGTGATAGTTTTTTGCCTATATACTTTTTGCCATTAGTCAGATTTGTAATGAGGTATACAAAGCCGATAAATTCTTGTGGTATTTCCTCTACGGGTTTACCTTGGTATGTCCATTGCATACGTTATATATATCTTTGGTCCTCATAAATCTACTGATTATGGTATTGTTTTTTCAAAATTTCAAAAGTCTGTTTCCAACCGTTGTCAATTTGGTGATATACATCACTGCGTTTTGCAATATCCCAATCGTTACCGCCCGGAAAACATTTGTCGCCAAAAAATACTACGTTGCCTTTAATGTGATTTAATGCTTGGCCTTTGTTGTGTCCTGCTTTAAAAATGTCTATACTAGTTTCGCCTGCTACTAGTGCCTCTGCTTCATTGCCAAAAAGTTTGTTAAATTCTTCTGATACAGTATTACGAGCCTTGTGTTCTTTTTCCCATTGTACATATCTTTGTCGTTGTTCAAAATTTGCATTTCTGCCACATATACTAAAATTTGCTGTGCCTGTACGTTGTTCTATATGATTGCCTGTTTTTTCTGGATAGTCTATTTTACTTAAAGCGTCCTCTAAGAAATAGTATTGTTCTGATGTAAGTTGCCAATTATTACGTTCGTATTCTTCTGTGCCTTTATATACATGATTGCCGCTACAGTGAAAAACTAAGTCAAAACTATTTGTTAACTTTTCACCAATTTGTTCAATTGTTTTTGGTCTATCTGATCCTGTACAAATGTAACATACATTATTACGAAGAAAATCATACATAAATTCTTCAAATACAGGATCAATAGTTTCTCGGGCATTAGTTAGTGTGCCATCTACATCAAAAACAAAACTAGTCATCATCTATACCTATTACCCTATTGTTATACATTTTTGCCCATATGTCAACTGGAATTTCTCCACTATTTCTGAGAGCAGTTCTTTTTTTGTCTCTAGATGTTTCAAACACCCAATCATCTGATATTGTAGTATTAGCAGTAATACTGCTTATGTTGACTGTACTAGTTGTGTAATCGTTTATATCTATTGTGTAAGTATCGTCCATTGATGTACCGGTTGATAAAATAATATCATCAAATGCATCTGGATCAAAATCATCAGGTTCCATATATTTCATACCAAATTTTTAAAGGAATAGATCCATTTATTAAAATATGTATTGGGTGATCAACTGCAGGTCTACTTTTAATAGTTTTACCGCCATCTGGACTTTCGTATATCATTGGTCCAGTTATCTTACTACATAGCCAATTGATGTCTACATTTTCCATTAAACAGCCTCTACTATTTCTGTATCAGTATTAAACGTAGTAAAGCCATTTTCTTTTGTGACTTGTAAGATTGTGTTAACACGACCTTGTAGTTCATCTCTGTGAGAGATTAAGAATATGTTTTTGTTACGCTCACGTTCCATTTTCTTTAGAACACCAAGTGCACTATCAACTCCGTTTGTATCCATGCCACTGTCTACTAGTTCGTCGATTGCTAAGAAGTTAATGGGTGTATTCATAGTTTCAAATACATCTCTAAACGACCAACTTAGTCCTAGTATAAGTCTATTGCGTTCGCCTCGTGACAAGTTATCGAAGTCTAGTTCTCTACCAAGCTCTGTAATTTCTACAGTTAAGTCTGGTTGAAATGCTACGTCATGTGGTAATCCTAGTTTAGTTAGATAGTAAGCAAGTCTACTATTCAAGTACTGTAAGTTTTGCTCAATAATACGTTTACGTATAAAAGAGTCTTTGTTTGTTAACAGTTTGTACAGGAAGTCTTGGTGCTCTTTTACACGCACTAGTTCGTTCATCTTTTCCCAACTAACTTCTTGTATTGCGGTTTCCTTTAAACTGTCAATTTGCTCTTGATACGTATCTGTTTCTTGTTCTTTGTTTGTATATTCTGTACGCAAACTGTCAAGTTGACTTTGATGTTGATACGCTTCTTTTTCTGTATTGTAAAGTGTAACAGGTTCCATACCTATTTCGCCTAACTGTTCAAGTGCACTTTTGTATTCTAATTTTAGTGTAAAATCATTGTTAATATGATCTTGTGATTCTTCAACTGCTAACTGCTTTGCTTTAAGTATTTCACCATGTTTTTTATCATGGATAGTTTGTCCGCAAGCATAACATTCGTGTTGCTCGGTTGCTAGTAAATCTTGTTTAGCTTTATCTAATCGCTTTTGTTCACGACTGATACTATTAGTTAATTTCGTAATCTCAGATTCAAGTGTGTTTACTTGTGTTTTCTTTTCGAGGTAATCAGCTAAAAGTTTATGATTTTCTAATTCTTTCTCGATATCAATTTTCTCTAATACATCAATTGCATTTGCTAGTTCTTGCAGTGTTTCTTGTTTTTTGCTTTGCCATAGACTTTGTCTACGTTCAAGGTCACTGATACTTTTCGCAATTGTGGCATTTGAATCTTCAACTGCTTTAATACGATACTCTTCTTCTTTAATTGCATCTTTGTTAAGCCTTTGTTGCTCTTTTAGGGCTTCTGCTTTTTCACTGAGCATTGTTATGCCTAATAGCTGCTCAATAATAGCACGTTGGTCGTTCGCCCGCATACTTAAAAATGGCTCTGTGTATGTGTTTAGTGCTACAATGTGTTTGAACATATCGTGGCTCATACCAAATAGCTTTTCAACTACTTGTTGTGTTTCTCTGTTTTCACCTTGAGCTTCATTATTTTCATCAACATCGTTATCGTTAATATAAAACTTAAAAATGTTTGGTTTACGTCCACGTTCAATTCTATAACGGACGTTATCCTTTTCGAAGTCAAGAGTAACTAACATACTCTTACCGTTCGTTTTATTTATTAAGTTATCTTTACGTATGTTAGTTAGCGCATTTCCGTACATTGCATACGATAATGCATTAATAATTGTGGTTTTTCCTGTGCCGTTACGAGAACCATCACCTCCTAAGTCAACATTATTACCCAGCACTAGTGTCAAACCATTATCATTGAAACGTACAGCTTGTGTAACGTTACCGACACTCATAAAGTTTTTAATTGTGATATCTTTAATTGTAATCATAAGTTATTATATATGTCCACTAATAGTCGCTTATCAATCATTTCGCTGTCAACAGCATTAAGGCTATTATACACTATCTGGTCAACATTTTCAACTTCTAAATCATCTACTTGTCGCCAATCTTGTGTGTGTTCTTCTTTTTTGCTTGGCATTAGTGTAATGTCACGCAAATTATATTGTTGTGCAAATGTTTCTTTGATAAAACTTGCTTCTTCATACGTAATGTTTACATCAAGTACAGCACGACAATATGTTTTGTTGTTTAGTATTCTATCGGCATCGTCGATAAGTGCACTGAGAGGAGTAGTTCTGTAACGTGGACCGTCAAAGTCTATATACTCTGGCTTACCTCCCCATGATAGTTTCATCATTCCTCTGTCATCATCCCAAGCGTCAGCATAATTATGCGGAAAAGGAGACCCTAAGTAATGAATATTACCTTTATGCTGACGCTTGTGGAAGTGACCGCTGAACACGTATTCTGGTCCAGTAAGGTGTTCTACATTTAGCCCACCGTGATCTGGCATTTCAACCATTGCATTCATCTTAAAGTGTGGTAACTCAAAGTGTCCAAACATATATCTACATTTGGTTTTGTGTATTTGTTTCCACTCATCGCCTACTAGCCACGGAACAAGTGCTACATCATCTTGCACAAGAGTGTTTTCTACTAATTCAACGTTGCTAAACAATCCAGCGTAAGGTAAACTGTTTAAGTCTCGCTTTTCTCGATAGTACAAATCATGGTTGCCCATAATCATATACACACGTTCAAAGTTTTCACTTAATTTTTGTACGTTGTCTACGCTGTAATTAAGAGTGCTTACATTAACACCAGCACGATGATGGTGCCAATCACCTAAAAATATACAAGTTTCACAGTCTTCGCTTTGTTGAATAAACCAATCAACAAATTCTGCACAGTCATCATTGTGTTGACGACTGTTGTTTTTGTTACCAAAGTGAATATCTGTAAAACAGGCTGCTCGATTAAAAAATGTCATACCTATAGAATACTACTGTTAGGGTTATATGTCAACTAGAAATTAGTTCCGGTTGCTTCTTTACGTTCTTTTTCCATTTGTTCATCCCACTTAGCACGTTCTGCTGCTTCATGGTCAAGTTGTCTACTGAAACTAGGCATTTGTCCTGCTTCTTGTAGTAAATCGTCACGTATGTTTTGATTACGTTTTTCTAAGTTTAGTATTCTTGTGAAACTATTTGTTACTGCGGCTGTGTAATAAGCAAACGGATTTTGTGATTTAAGCTCGTTAAACTGCAATCCAATTTGTGATAACTGTAAAAGGGCATGACTACGCATTTCATCTACATAAGTGTAGCCACGCCAGTTACTGCGCATACTATAACGTTCACATAGTTTGATAAACATCTTTGCTAGTTCATTGGAAATTTTTCCATGCTGTGTATTAAATTTACCGTTGTCTAATCCACCTTCCCAATGACTGCGAACTACTTCTTTTGTTTCGCCGTTTACTTTAGCAAAGTGTTTGAATGGAGGAAAGTTACATTTACTGTGATGATCTGCAACAGTTTTAGGTTTACTCTTGCGTCCTGGTTCCTCTGGTATATGTTCAAATGTCATAACTCTAAAAATTAAACTATCTGGATCAATTTCTTCAGGATCAACTCTGCTGTCAGCTTGCTTAGGCTTATCCTTTGCTTTACGTGGACCGTCGTACCATTCTTTGTAAGCACGTTCGTATCCTTCGCCGCTTAGTTGATGAGCACGATTTTCACGTGCTTGTTGAATTACATCGTCTTTAAAAATGTCGTCGTATTCTTCTACAATAATATCAAATCTGTTGTAATCGTTGTCTAGTGAATAGCAAAAAGACATTTTACTTTTGTGTATTTCTTTTAACATATCCTTATTGTTTAGATAATTTTGTTTCCTCATTATAATTTCCTTGAATATTAGTTTAATATAACAATTATATTGATAAATGTCAACCTAAAATTAAATTAGCACTTTATAAGGCAATAAATAGTAACATAGGAGATTACTATGAGATATTCGCAACTTGTTGAAGCAGAAGCAAAAGATATTGCTGTATTTTACGGCGGTAGATTTCAGCCTATGCATAGTGGACATTTTCAAGTATATATGGACCTTGTTCGTAAGTTTGGTTCCGATAACGTATTTATCGCTACTACAGTTAGTAAAACTGCAACGCCCGACAAAGACCCATTTACATTTGATGAAAAGAAAATGATTGCAAACAAAATGTTTAATATACCAGCTGACAAAGTTTTAAACACACAGCCTTACAAACCAGATGTAAGTTTAACAGGAAAAGATCCTTCTAACACTGCTATCTTACTTGTGTTTAGTGAAAAAGATGCTGGACGTTTAAAAACCGGTGGCTATCTCAGAATGTACAAAGACGGTGAAACGCTAACAACAGGTGATGAAGCAGGATACATTTACACTGTTCCTGTTAAAGATGATGGACGCAGTGCAACTACATTCCGTAATGCTATGCGTATGGATTTAGAAGAAGCAGAAAAGCAACGTGTGTTTAAAGATTTCTTTGGTGCATTCAATCCAGAAGTATTTGAATTTGTATTGGATAAGTTAAATGGCGATCAGTGATAACAGAGCTAGATTAGAAACAGGCAGACCTGATTTATACTGTCAAGGACCTGCAGTATCATTGACAACTAATAGAGGAATATTATTTCCTAATCAGCCTGATATTTCATACCAACAAAGTGTAAACTATAATACATACGACTTAGTTCATACAAATTATTCGTATCATAGTTATAGAAACACACCTAGTGCTCAAATTCAAGTTACTGCACAGTTTGCACAAACTACCCGAGAAGAACTAGCATATGTGTTAGGAGTGATACATTTTTTACGTAGTGTTACTAAAATGTACTATGGTACTAAAGATATAAAAGCTAATCCTAGTGCTGGCACTCCCCCGCCTGTGTTAAGATTTAGTGCATTCGGTAGTCAGCAATTTAATAGAATTCCTGTAATAGTAGGAAACTTTGCAACAACATATGACAGTGGTGTTGATCTAGTAGAAATAAATGGTCAAAGTGTTCCAGTATTACAGACTATTTCAATAGACTTGATGCAGCAACAAAATCCTGACAGGCAAAAGCAAGTGTTTAGTAAACATGGATTTTTAAATGGTAGCTTGTACGGTGAAGGATTTATCTAATGAAAATAAATTATAAAGATAACAGTAACTATTCTAAAACTAGTTTAAATCGTAAATATTTAGAAATATATAATCCTAAATTAACAATCGACTCATTGAGTCCTGAAACGAGAACTATGAAAGTTGAACCAAAGTATGACAGACGTCCTGATTTGTTAGCATATGATTTGTTTGGTAATGCAAACTTATGGTGGGTTATTGCACATTATAATAGAGAAGAACTTAAAGATCCATTAAACGATTTTGTAGCAGGATTAGAAATCGTTGTTCCTGTATCTTTCCGTAATACCGGGAGTCGTTAATGGCTGAAGATATAATCGACTACATTATTAGAAAAGAAGGATTTAGTGCAGATCCGTATTGGGACGTCCAACAATGGAGTATAGGTCATGGTTCTTATGCAGGTAGTACAGACCCTAACAATAAACCTAATATGCAAGTCACACGAGATCAAGCATATGATTTATTTAAACAACAACTTTCTGTATATCGGGAAAGAGTAGACAAGTACGACAGTAGATATAACTGGACGCCGCAAGAACGAGACGCACTTACTAGTTTTGCATATAACATAGGCAGTATTGATCAGTTAACAGCAAACGGTACTAGATCAAAATCACAAATTGCTCAAAAAATGTTGGAATACAACAAAGCAGGCGGTGAATTTTCACAAGGTTTATTTAACAGACGTAAAGAAGAACAAGCAATATTCTTAAATGGTGGTCTTGCTGCAAGTTCTGAAGAAGCTGAAACATCTGACTTAGACGCATTCGGCGGCGCAGGTGAAGACGTAACAGATGAAACAAAAGCAGGTAAAGAACCTGGCAGAAGTAGACGTCCGGCAGGTACAAGTCATTATATATCTAATCCTCTTAATCAGTATGATACATTTTCATATCAATGGACTATATACATGGTACATCCGCTGAAAATGGAACAAGATCGCCTAGCAGAAATAGCTGACGGTGACGACTCTATTATCATAAGTCAAACTGGTGTAGACGATGAAGTTAGTTTACAATCAGTTATACAAGATTTAGTATTAAGTTTTGAACAAGAAAATAGAAATGCAGCGGCTAACACCTTTGCAGTTACATTTGTAGAACCTGGCGGTTTTACATTATTCAATAGAATTGTTGAAGCTGCACAAAGATTAGGTATAGAAAATCACTTACTTGCTTGTTATATTATGAAGTTGGAATTCAAAGGCTGGGTAGGTGACAGAGCTGTAAGCGGTCCAGGACCGTTCTATTATTCAACTACTTGTACCGGAATAACTTTTGATTTTAAAGACGGAGTAAGTACATATTACGGAAATTTTATTGAAACAAAAACCGAAGCATTTAACAGATTAGAGTTACATATAAAAGAAGAACTTCATATTAATAATGTTACAACATTTGGAGATTTTTTAAAAGAACTTGAAACAAGACACAACGAACAATTAGAAGAACAATTAGCAAGAAATAAAGGACAAGTTGAACGTGATAGATATTTCTTTAAGACAACCGAAGAATGGGCTAATTGGAAGTTTGACCAAGTTAATACTGAAGCACTATCGCAAACTCGTGGTATTAGTGTAACAGGAGACGGTACTTTAAAATTTACTTTGCCGCAAGGTACAGCACTAAATGCAGCGATTGCTACAGCGTTATTCCAAACTAGAGAATTTAAACAAATATTAACTGACAAAGGTCAGTTTATAAAAAATGACCCTGATGAAGGAGAAGCAGATCCTGTTAAGCTAGCTGAACTAACAAAATGGGTTTCGTTCAACACTGATATAAAATATTTTATGTATGACGCTGTTGCAAAACAGTATAAAAAAGAAATTACATACAGTGCCGATTCGATAATTGCGCCAACGCTAATTCATGATCCAGTTAGTTTCAAACGACTTCATGTAAGTAAAGATCTTCAACAAGACAGGCTTGCTAACATATTTGAAAAAGGATTACTCAAAAAGAGATTTGATTATATGTTGACTGGTCTAAACACAGAAGTTTTAGATTTAGATATAAAATTAGATACAGCATACTATGCTATTCAAGCACTTAATAGTGGTGCACTTCGAAATACATCCGATGTATTCACTGGTAGTAGTTTCGAAGGACAACAAGAAACAAATGAAAAGAAAAATCAATCATCATTATTAGAAGGGCAAATATCAGCAGCTGAACTTCAACTTAAAAGAATTAATAAAGATATTGAAATACAAACTAATAATACTGATCCTAGAGATTTCGAAGGACAAAGACAACGAAAACGTATAACTGAATTACGCAATCAACAAGATGAAATAAGTGCTAAACTTAGACAACTTAAAATAGATTTAAAAGAAGCAGAAGAAGCATATGCCTCTGCACTAAAACAACAACGTGAAGGATATTCTGGCCGTTCTACTAGAATTCCTCCTATAGAAAACAAATATATTACACAAAGTGAATTGTTCTCAGGAAGTGGAAACTATAATGTATCAAATGAAAGAGAAGATTTACCGCAAAGATTTGAATACGCTCCGGTGAATTCACTTGCCAACGGCGGACCTGAAAAGAAAAACGACGACATTGGATCTAGTATGCTAGGTGCAATGGAGCTAAACTTAAATGCACTCGGCGATTTAATGCAACAGCAGATTTTCATAAGAGGAGATCCCTATTGGCTAGGTCAATCAAATGGTGCTGAGTACATGACCGGCGGAGTTTATTATTTCTTAAATTTAAACTTTCCAACATATCCTGACATGGATTCGGGATTAATGGGCAGTATAAGTAGTAGAGAAGCAACTGGTCAATTTACAATTACAGGATTGTACGTAGTACTACAAGTACAAGCAAGATATGACGGCGGCGAATTTACAATGCTTCTAAGGTCTTACAGAGATACGAATACAAACAATCAACTAACGTACGAAGAATTAATGAGAGGTTACGTGAGATAAAATGGCAAATGCAAATAAATTTACAGGATCTAATCGCAGTTCAATTGGTATTCCAGACTTTTATGATAGAGAAAATAGTCAAGGTATGCGAAAACTTAACGGCGTGTTTATTGCTAAAGTTGTCGATTTTGCAGACGAACGTTATCAACAACACATTTGGGTAGACATAGTTGGATCTGAGATTATAAGCAAAAAAGATACAATTGAAGAAAGACATAAGTTTCACAAAGTTAGACAAATGAGTCCATTTGGGGGTACTATTCAGGGCGATTTAGGAAGTAATAACTACGGTGCTACTTGGACTCCGCCTGCGCCGGGTACAGAAGTACTAGTTGCATTTACTGGTGCTGAACAAGAAGGTTTTTTATTAGGCGTACTTCCTGATATTAATCGAAATGCTATGCAAGGCGGATATCCTGCAAGTCCAGATACATTAGAAGGTGATGTACAAAGTGCATATGATCACCACGTTTCAAAAAAGCATGATGGCACCAGAAGAAAGCACCCAGTATCACAAGGCATTGCAATACAAGGACTTGGGTTAGATGCATACAGAGGACATTCTAGTAGTGGTGCTAGACGTGAATCGCCGAGCAGACTAAGCGGGTTTAACAGTCCAGGTGGACATAGTTTAGTATTAGATGATGGTACCGAATCATATAAAAAAGGTACAAACTTTGTACCGGATAAAAGTCGTAAAGATGGCGAAAATAACTTAATTAGATTGCGTAGCGGACGTGGTGCGCAAATACTTTTAAACGACAGTGCAGGTATTGTTTATATTATTAACCAAAACGGAACAGGCTGGGTTGAAATAGATCCAGATGGAAACATTGACGTATTCAGTGAAAGCAACATTAGTATGCATGCCAAGGAAAGTATAAACTTCTATGCAGGCGATGAATTTAATGTTGATGCTGAAACTATTAATATAAGAGCACGTGGCGATGGCGGCATAAAAATGGAATCCACTGTTGATCAAATACAGTTATATGCACAAGATGATATGAAACTGTGTACAAAAAGTGTTATGCACTTACGTGCAGGACCACACATGAAAGCAACAGCAGACTTAATAGATTTAAACGGACCGCCTGCAACGTGTGCTACAAGACCTACAGTAGGATCTTTAGCTGTTAACAGAGAAGTAAAAGAATCAATAACAAATCGTGTACCAGAACACGAACCTTGGGGAGGACACGCTGCACAGTCTGATAAAATTGCTGCACAAGCAAAAAGTGATCCTGTAGATCCAGACGAAAATGACTTTAGCTTAGGAAGTAGTTCTGGAGCAAGAGGCGGATACAGAGGTGGTAGCAATGTTAGACGAGACGCACAAAAAGAAGAAGAAAAAGAACGTGCAAGCATTTACTCTGATCAATACATTGACCAACATATAGACAGAAACAGTATAGATATTCAAACTACACAAGGTCCACAAAACGGCAGAGGCGGCAGACGAGGCTCACGTTTAGGTCAAATTGCACAAGCACCAGGGCAACCAAACACTGTGCCAGATGCAAACTTATATTATGATAGATCTCCTGGTCTAGCTACGATAGCCCTAGTAGGAGAAGCTCGTACATTTGAAGGAAATTCAAATCCACGAACTCGTCGAGGTTGGAAAAGCGATGTAATGATGGAAGCTAGAAATGACTTACGTAGGAATGTATAATGTTAACTACTATTGAAAATCAATATAAAACTATATGGACAGATTTTACAGTATTAGACGAAGCTAGTTTTAATACTGAACTTGCTATTGAAACAATAGAAATTTCTGATCTGGGAAAACTTGCTGCACTAAACTTTGGCAAGTACGTTGGCTATGACGGCTTTGGCTACGGTGAAGGCGCAGTTAGTCGTGGTATTACAGAACAAGAAGCATACAATGTATGGATTGATCAATTTGAAAAACAATTACAAGTCTATAGACGACAATTAAAATCATATGGCATAACAGAACTACCGCAGTGTGTTTATGACGGTCTTATGCTTTACTTTTGGGCAGTAAACAAAATTCATTTTGTATACGCAAACGAAACAACTTATGATATGAGACAGTATATTATAGATAAAGACTGGAACACAGTTGCTAGTATGATGATGAGAAGCAAATACAACAAAGAGCAGTGTATCAAAGCTGCAACAATGTTGCGACTAGCAGACTACGGAAAAAATAAACCTCGTAGTTGGTTTAGAACGCAAGGCATACATGCAATGCGAAGTAATAACGAAACTGCATTATATTCACAAGAAGAACTTAAAAGAGCAAGATTTGCATACTATGCTGAAACTAGACAGTTTTTACCATTTACTCCGGAAGGTAATAAAAGGCAGTTAGTAAAAGAATATGAAAATACATTACTAACTAACAAGTTTGTATATGATGGAACCACAACTACATTTACTATTCCAGCAGCTCCTAGTATGAGTCCAGTGGAAAAATTAGAAGTTTACATAAATGGCGATTTGGTTCAAAATATATTTGATTATACAATTGTTGGCACACAAATTATTGTAACAAAATCACTAAAAGACCAAGATATTATCAACACCATTATAAGAATTTAATAAATTATATTAGCACATAATTTATGGATAAATATTATTATGGCAACATATATCGGATATAGTTCAATTGGACAATTAGCAGAAAGTAGAATCCTTACAGATAAGGATTTAGCAAAACGTGACTTAACAAACCACTTTTACACTCGTCGTGGTGAAAGAGTGATGAATCCAGGATTTGGATGTATAATTTGGGAAATGTTATTTGAACCAATGGATTCTTACACAGAAAGTGTAATCAAAGAAGATGTGGAAAGAATTATTAATAATGATCCACGTTGGAATTTAATTAGTACCTTTTTACAAAAACCAGATGATCACACTATTAATGTTCATGCAAAAATAGAATACGTTGATACAGGTACAGCAGAAGAACTATATCTAAATTTTGTAGGTGAGATAGCATAATGGCACAAGGCGCAAGACAAAGCAGTTTATTTGCTGCAGAAGACTTTAGTGTAATATACGAAAGTTTTGCACAAGCAAATTTCCAAGCATATGATTTTGATACCATTCGTAATACAATGGTAGAATACATAAACAATAATTATCCAGAAAACTTTAACGACTGGATTAGTTCAAGTGAATTTGTAAGTTTAATGGAACTTATGGCATTCCTTGGACATAACTTAGCATTTAGAAACGACTTAAATGCTCGTGAGACTTTTTTAAGTACTGCTGAGCGTAGAGAAAGCGCCTTACGTATTGCAGAATTTTTAGGATATACACCTACTAGAAATGTCGTTGCCAGCGGATATTTAAAAGTAAACAGTATTAAAACAACAGAAGAAGTTTACGATGTAAATGGCAACAGCCTTGCAAACAAGTTTGTACAATTTAGCGGTACAAACAATCCAGATACTTATCAAAATTTCTTAACTGTTATGAATTCAGTATTACAAAACAACAGTCAGTTTGGACAGCCGTTTGCTAAATTTACAGATAGTAATAATATACGTAATGAAATTTATAGAACTAACAGTTTGAATAACGAAATTGTTTTTAATTTTACAGGGAAAGTAAACGGCGGTAGAGCAGCATTTGGTGCACACAGTGTTTACTATAATCAAACACTAGGAAAGTTAGAAGAAAAAGCACCTAATCCTTATGGTGTTATAGATTTGTTGTATCGTAACGACAACAGTAGTACAGACAGTGCAAACACTGGATTCTTTATGGGATTGAAACAAGGTACACTAGAGTTTAAAGATTTTAATATTGAAAACGGTTTACCAAACATGGTAATAGATGTTAATTCAGAAAACATTGCTAACGGTAACATTTGGGTACAAACAATCGACGAAGCAGGACAAGTTCTCAAAACGTGGACACAAATTGACAGACTGTATGGACTAAGTGCAGTTTATAATAGTTTACAAAATAATCAACGTGACATTTATACAGTATCTAGTAGAGAAAATGATCAAGTAAGTATTGTTTTTGCCGACGGTAACTTTGGTAATATTCCACGTGGAACAATTCGTGTTTGGTACAGAACAGGTCTTAACTTAACTTATAGATTATTACCTAGTGACATTGGTAACACTACTATTGTATTTGATTATGTAGGACATGATGGTACAACGTATAGAGCTACACTAGACTGTAGTTTAAAAGAAACTATAAACAATGCAAGTGCAAGAGAAAGTATCGACAGTATCAAAGCAAATGCAAGTAGATTTTTTGCTACACAGGATCGTATGGTCACAGCAGAAGATTACAGCATTTATCCACTCACTGTTAGCAACAACATTAGAAAAATTAAAAGTGTAAATCGTATTCATAGCGGACACAGCCGCTTTAGAGATTTTAATGATCCAACTGCAACATACAGTGATGCAACTCAATATTTTGACGATGGTTATTTGTATACAGATGATGTTACTAGTCGTAAAGTTGTTAACTTGCCAACAAATTTAAACAGTGAAGCATTATATCAACAGCATTTAAGACCTTTACTAGATAATGCAGAAGTTAAAAACTTTTACTATACAAGACATTATTATGGTCCATTGGGTAACTATAACTTTACTAAAGAATATACAGACACTACTTCTTATATTACTTACGTAACTGCAGATAATACAGAAACAAATGTTTATCGTTGGAATCAAGTTACTAAAAGTCATAAAACTTGTACAGGCAATATTACACTAAACGGTGTTCCACAGCGTTTAGGCGAAATGGCACAACACCCGCTTCGTAAAGCAGAAATTAACGGATTAGTTGAATTTGTAACATTTCCATTTAAAGACGGATACATCAAAAGTATTAACATTTTAAATGGCGGTAGCGGTTATATAGACGCTCCTATAGTTAAAATTAAAGGTGTTGGCACGGACGCAGTGTTAACTGCAGATGTTGCCAATGGTGCAGTTCATAGTGTTACCATTGAAAATAGTGGTATTAACTATAACGAAGCTACCAGCATTGAATTTGAAGCACAATCAACTGGAGGCAGCGGAGCAGTTGCAGTAGTAGAAGTAGCGAACGCTGACAGTGTATGGACAAGAGTAGTTAGTTTAAACATTACAGGACTTGGCATAGATGACGCTACTGGTATTCCAACTGGTATTGACGAGCGTGGTCGTGGCGCAGTTGTATTAAACAAAATTGTACCAAGTGGTGCACGTATCAGACGTATTGTTCCAAGTTGGGAATCACAACTTACAGATAATATTAAAACTGAAGTATTAACAAAACTAGAAAATAATAATAGTTTTGCACTAAGATATGATGCTGCTGGACAACAATGGTTAGTAGTCGATAGTGCAGATTTACCTGCAAGTGGAATTACAAATAACAGTGTAGCAAGTTGGAGCAGATTCAACGAAGGTGATGCAAGTAACACAGGTATCGACAATAGTTGGATTATACGTATTAACTATCAGACTGACAAGTGGGAAATATTAACAAGAAAAACAAGACTTATATATGGCAGTGATCAAAAAGTTAAATTTGGTAATTTAAACTTTGCAGAAACATTTAGTAGCGAAACACTAAAACCAAGTCGAGACAGTGTTACAGTATTGAGTATTAATACATCTAGCGGCACAGATCATACACCACTCAATAAAGATTATAAGTTTAATGCTACAGGATATTTTACGTATAATGATGGTTATACAGATCCACACAAAATTAGAGTAGCACTAGCAGATCCAGACAACGACGGATTCCCGGATAACCCTGCAGCATATCACGATATTGCTACATCGCAAACTACTAAACTAGGTATTAGATATGTTGACGGATTTCAGTATAAAGTATGGGATCCAAACGGCACAGAAATTGTACCTGGCAGAGCGAAATTGCACACAAAGTATAATAGAATTGCAGACTTAGGACAGGTCATTGATCCAAGTATTACAAATATTATTGACACATTTGTACTACTAGAAAGCTATGATAATGATTTTAGAATTTGGGCTAAAAATGATGGCAGAGAATTTACAAAACCTAATCCGCCAACTGTACACGAACTAAACGATTTGTTTGCAAGATTAGATAGCAAAAAAACAATTAGTGATCAGGTTATTTACAGACCTGTCAAGTATAAGGTATTGTTTGGAGACTTAGCAAGTGAAGAATTGCAAGCAGGTTTTAATGTAACAAAAACAAGTAATTCTACACTTAGTGATACTGAAATTAAACAACAAGTAGTACGTTTAATAGAAGATTATTTCAATATTAATAACTGGGATTTTGGTGAAACTTTCTATTTCACTGAGCTAGCAGCATATATTCATAATAACATGATCGGACAAGTAAGTCAAGTAACAATTGCTCCAGTTAGTGACTTTGAAGCTAACTTATTTGAAATTAGATGCGACAGCGACGAGCTATTTGTTCCAATCTTAAATACTTCTAATATTACAATAACAAATGCATTTGTTGCAAATCCAACAAGTATTGCAGCTAACTCCGGAGTAAGCATCGTATGAGCAAGAATTACAGAGCAAATCCAATTGATGCCCCACTAATTACTAGACCTGGCGAAAGTACAGAATATGTAGGGACTCGTAACGTTACAGGATTGTTGCCTGAGATTTTCAGAACACAAGTAAACAAACGTTTCTTAGATAGTACACTAGAACAATTGATGAGTAGCGGTAGTTTACAAGCTATTAATCACTATGTAGGTGCAAAAACACACACAAGAAATATTGATGACTCATATGTTGAAGATGGAAGAACTAGTGATCCTTATCAGTTTGTTCCGGGTCTTGTAAACAAAGACACAAACGGATCTGTAACCAACGCTATTACATATGATGACCTACTTCATAATATGAATTTTAGTGGAGTGCACTTAAATCAAAACAGCAGAGTTTTTGATGAAGAAGGCTATACATTAGACTTGCCAATTAATTATGATATGTTTGTAAACTATCACAAATACTTTTGGGTGCTGGATTCAATTCCTGTTATTGATCTTATTCCAAATGCAAGTAATCCTATTACAATCGATGATATTATTGGAAAATTTGAATATACATCTCCAGCATTAAGTAATGGTAAAACACTTACACTTGAAAACGGCATGCGTATTCGATTTGAAAGTATCGATATTGAACGTATACATCAGACAGTTGCAAACAATCAAGTATTTACAAGTCCTATTAGTAACCCAACAGAAAGTAACGTTTATTTAAACAATGTTTTACAAACAGAAGGAGTTGACTATAATAAAATTAGTGCAACTGAGTATGAATTTACTACAGCGCCTAACTTAGGAGATGAAATCGAAATACATTGCTTCTGGACTGTTAGCGGAACACATAAAAAAGAAGAAATTTACATTGTCGACGGTGTAGGTAAACCAGAAGGTATTAGTTTTACACAGCAATTTGTTCCGGTAGGAAATGTAGATAATTACGGTAAACGAGTATGGTTTAACCAAACAATTTACAGCGGAAGAGCTCCTACTAGGTTTGACCAGGTTGAGGAAAGTTTTGAATTTAAACCTTTTGATTTACGTGAACTAAAAATGCAAGCACGTGAATATACAGTTGAAGAACGCACAAGTCAAGATCAAAGTGCATGGGCTCGTAGTAATCTTTGGGTTAAACAAAACACAATCGAAAATATTTGTGATTTCTTAGATGAAGATCCTGCACTATACACAAAAGAAATATTCCGTGCAACAAGACCTATTATCGAATACAAAGCAAATATTAAAAAATATAATTACGGCACAAAACATTTAACATTTGTTGATTATATGTTTGATGAATTAGATCCTGCAAATGATATTATTGGACAAACTTACTTTGATATTGCAAGGCATTTAGTTTCCGATGAATGGGTTCATAAAGGATACAATAAAGGTGACTTAGTTAAAAGAACAATCGGCGGAGAAATAACTTATTGGGATTGTAAGCAAACACATGGCGAAGCATTCGACCCAACACAGTATGAAAATCGTAAATATTGGAATCAAATATATTCTAGAGTAATAGAAGACAACGAACTAGTATTATTCACTAACTGTACAGATGTAAATTACAATAATAAAATATTCCGTGTAAGCGGATATGCAACAGGTAATTTAGCTTTAACACTTATATACGACTTAACAGATTATGAAGTAGGTCATAAAATAATGTGTGTTAACGGATATAATGCTGTATTTTATGATAGCTACAACGGATACATTTATAGTGGAAGCGAATGGTATTGGGATGGCACAACATGGGTGTACGGACAACAAAAAGAACATACAAGTCAAGGTGCATTGTTCCAGTTATATGATACAGATTTAGTAGAACTACAAGATACAACAGTTTATCCAAATAGTACATTCAAAGGCGATAGAATTTTTGACTATGGAAAAGGTTCTGGGCGTGTTGATGAAAGTTTAGGGTTTGCCCCACGTTATGTCGACTATGGCAATACACCTGGATTAAGTTTCGACTTAGAGCTCGGAGCAAAACGCTACGAGTACAATGTTATTAAAGAAAATAATTCTTATCATCAAACATTTGACACAGGAAACATAGAAGAAATTACAGGTTATTACTTCTATAAAATGTTAGATGCTGACAAATATTATAATGGCTGGAAATTATTAAGAAATGGTCAGCCTGTAAAACGTCATGCTAGTTTTATTGCAACAGGAGATGTTGTTGTAGAATTAGGTACAACTGATCTAAACACAGATAATAAATTTGTTGTTCACAAAGACAAAAACGGATTTAAATTTGCTACTACAAGCACAGAAAATTCTGTTACAAGATTACACAACGTATCAGATGTTAATCCAGACTTGTTTATGAGTAAAGATAGAACATACTATGTACAATCTAACTTTAGCATAAATGATTTAGAGTTTACAGACTTTGACGGCAACGTACTTTCTAATTTTACAAAAATAAACACAGATGCATATAACACTGAAATTCAAGTCAATGCTGCATTTACAGGATCGGTTATTAGATATCGTGAAGTAGGCAACACAACTAATACTGGTTTAATTTGGATCAATGATAATACCGATCATAAAAACGTTGAAGTTTTTGTTAATGGTAAAACATCTACAAATTATACAATTGCAAATACCAAACTAACTGTAACTGCAAACAATAATGATACAGTAGATGTATACTGGCATAGTGATGCAGAATTATCTGTTAATGCTGACGGCAATTTCGTACCAGCAGATACACATTTATATAATGCAATGAATGACTGGGCAACAGAAGTTAGCTTTGGAGATTTACAAGAACATTTGCGTCGTGGAATGACACGTATGCCAGGTTTTACAGGTGACTACTTTGGTGACAACAACTATGTCGATTTGCCACACGCACATGATTTCGATGGAACAATTAGAAAACAGCCTTACAGTACAGCACTACTAAATCAATTGAGTGCAGATATTGACACTAATGTTTATAATAGTTTAAAGTATGCTGCCCGTAGTTATAAAAAATTTAAAAAACAATTCTTACGTAAAGTAGAACAATTACACAAGCAGACTCCAATTGAAACACCTGTACATGAAATTGTTGACGGTGCACTTGCAAGTATTAATTTAGGAAAAAGTATTAACAGTCCATATGCTAATAGTAATATGGCAATGTTTAAAGATTATGAAAGTGTAGACTATGTTAGCATATCAGGCGAAACACTTGTATTTGATTTACCACAAATTATCAACACATATCATGACGCTAAAAATCATATTCAAGCATGGGTTGAAGATGCAGACGGTTGGCATAGTTTAGTTAAAGGCGTTGATTATACACTGTCTGATAATAAAATCACTATAACTAAATCTGTTACATATAAAACTAACAATACAGTTGCTACACACATACGTTGGTATCCTCAAAATACTGTAAGTTACGTACCTCCTAGTGCAGTTAAACTAGGACTTATTAAAATGTATCAGCCTACAGTTGACACAAGTTATATCGAAGGACATGACGGAAGTATTGTTGAAAGATCAGGATCAAACTTAACAAATAGATCTAGTGTTGACTTCAGTATCAATGATGCTGCATTATGGGATTTAGAACTAAGAATTTATAACAACTTAAACGAAAATATTTCAACTGTAGTTGATTATAAAGAAATAATGCCAAATGCAAACAGACCTACTCCTTATAATTGGGACAACTTTATTGCAGCATTGGAACCAGACTTTAAACATTATTCAGTTACTGAAAATTTAACTACACTAACTGATTCTTCATTTGATTCTGCAGATGAGTTTACTTGGAATTATAGCAGTGTTGGTAACGGCATCGGAGGCTGGAAAGGAATCTATACATACTATTTCAATACAGTACGTCCTCATACACATCCTTGGGAAATGTTAGGTCATAATACAAAGCCAACTTGGTGGGATTCAAAATATAATTGGACAAATTCTGCAAGACGTTTCTCGCTAATTAATGCATTAAAAACAGGACACTATAATAATCCAGATGATGCTCCAAAATATAATAAAGCATATGCTTATACAGGATATGATTGGGATAATAATACACTAGTTACAGTAAGTGGCGAACTAAATGGCCCAGTAACAGCAGGTATTGTAACAGCACCTGGTACAGTGGAACGTGCTGCTGACTTTACATTTGGCGACATGGGTAATGTAGAATTTGAATGGGTTAAAACAAGCGAATTTAAAATTTTACAAATACTTGCACTATTAAGACTGCGTCCACTGTGGGTTACAAATACATATTATGACAGTACTAATAGAAGTATTATTAGTAATGCTAATATTCCAGACGACATTGTTATTGATAGCGACTTACGTGGACTTGGTAATTATAAAAATAAAATTATTTCAAACATAAATTATAGCGACAGTATTATTGAAAGAATACTTGTAAAATCGAGTTCTGATGTAACAACTGTACCATCAATTAATATTTTTGGAAACTATGGTTCAGAAGGCGCTGCACGAGCAATTGTAGAAAACAATCGTGTAGTTGGCATTACAGTTACCAATCCCGGTAAAGACTATCAAAGTAAGCCGGGTCTTGTATTTGACGAAGGAACTATCACTACAGAAGTATTTTTACGTCAAGGAGCTAAACGTTATAAAACTGGACTTAACAATGCTATTGTAGACTTTGCAGAATATAATAACACTAATGCAAATACACTAGCTGATAGATTTACAAGAGCAGCGATGCAGCCAATTATTAAAGCAGGTGGGTTTGTTAATCCTAATAGACAAAGTGTTGTACTAGAAAGTAGTCAAGATAAAGGTAAAGTAACTATACCTGAAGAAAATATTCAAACACTACTTTACTTAAATCAGCCTAACAAAGAAACATTTATGGGTGCACTACAATTTACAAAACTTGAAGTTGGATTCAGAGTTGCAGGCATTGATAGAAATACACTGTATGCAAATTACTTTAAACCTGCAGAAAACAGTAGACAAGTTTATGTAAATTTAGCAAATACATCCCTTGTTAGATATACTAAGTTTTTGAATACACCTAGTAGAATATATTATGGCACTACATTTAATTCTTTACAAGATGCATACAGTTTCCTATTAGGACATGGCGAATACTTAAAATCTGAAGGTTGGATTACAAATTGGAAAACAACAGCAGACTTGTTTGCTCGTTGGAGTGAAACAGCAGAGGTTGGCAAAACATATGTTTGTATTCCAGATACACAGAAGTTTGAAATTAATGATGGAACAAGAGGATACTACGACACTGTTATAAATCGTTATGACGGAATTAATAACCTAATAGATGAAACAGGTAGTGCTGTACCTGCTAACAAAATTGTAGTTAGTAGACCTATCAACTCTTCGGAAGATCCTATTACAACAATTGAAACAAAGTCAGATGATACAAATATACTTGGACTTCGTTTATACCGTGTTGAACTAGAACATGTACTTGTTGTTGACAATGAAACAGATTTTGACGATGTTATCTATAAACCAGAAATAGGTCAAAGACATTTGCGTGTTATTTGGAAAGGTGCACGTACAAAAGATTGGAACGGTAAACTATATACACCTGGATATCTTGTAAACAATAATACAATTATCGATAACTTTGATACTACAGCAAATAGTACACTAGAATACTTTAACGAATCTAGTGCAGGTGTTAATAATACACAAATGACTGATACTGCTAGATTTAACGTTGGTTATAATAAACCGCAGTGGAGCGAATATTTAAATTTAGACAACGACACTGTATTCAACTTTACAAAAAGTACAAGAAAATACAGAGGTACTAAATTTGGACTTAATGCATTTATGAGAAATACAAGTATGCTCGGCGGACAAGCTGATGCAAACTTATATGAAATGTGGGCATTGCGTACAGCAGACTTTGGTGATATCAGAAGTAGAGATACTGTAGAGTTTGAACTTAATACAGACATTTTATCAACTAGTCCGCAAGTTGTGCAATTTCATGCAGATGATGTTAGCGATATTATTACAGAAGATATCATTAACATAGATCCTACTAGTAATTTATTAGTTACTGGTTCTACAGAAAATGTGTTTAGAACTAGAGCTGCAAAAAAATACAATACACAGTCTTTAGCAGACATGGATCAATTTGAAAATGATTTTGTAACTGCTGGCTTACCATTATTAACAGAAACAGACTATAGAGTAATAAACAAAGAAGACTTTACAGCATTTCCTGTAGAAAACAAAACTGCATATGACTTTAGCGGAGACTGGCAAGAAGTTGATGCATGGAATAATCGTGTAGCTTATAAATTCAACGACAAAGTTATACAAGAAGGCTATGTTTGGAGAATGCGTGACCCAGACGGATCAAGTGGACTACAAAGACCAAACGATCCAATTGAAGTTATTGGCAGAAATTCACTGCCTATTATTCCAAGTGACGGACAAACTATTTCAATTGACGGAACAGTAGTTACGATTCAGCGAACAAGTGAAAGTACAACACTTAATACTATTGAACTAACAGGAACAGAAAATTTAAACACATCTGGCGTTCCGCATGGGTCTACACTAATACTAGGTCAAAGTAGTAGTGTTAATCAAACACTTGTGTTTGATAACGAAGTTTCGAATATTGTATTCCAAGATGTAACTAAAACAGGAACAGTAGTTAATCCAACGATCACTGGTGGACCGACTAGTGGCAAAGAATTAATTATCGACGGTGTAACAATTTCATTTGATGACTCTGAGAGTTCAGTTACTAACGTAACAATACAACAAGGATTTACACAAGCATTTAATTCAACGTTTGTAACAAATACTAGTCAAATATCTACACTTGTTAGTGCTAGAATATCTGCAATTGAAACACTAAGACAAGCATTTATTAACACAAGTGGTTTAAGTTCATGGGATTCATTCTTAGCATCTTATTTTTCAAATGCATCTGGATTAAATTTTGGAGTGCTACAATCGTTCTATGGCGGATCGTTTGATAGTGAATTAGATGCATTAGCGAATAATGATATGGAACTAGTAAATTCTATTACTAATAACTCTTATACAGATCCTTTTACAATATTAGCATCAGACACAACAGCAACTAAAAACGCATTAGATTCTGCACCATATATTACTAATATCAGAAACTTTGCAGTAAACAATTCTTCTAGTACATTTGCTGCAAGTGAAGTAATTGCAACAGAAACTGGTACTAGCGGAAAAGTTTATAACTTAACAGAAATTATACAAAAAATTAATAATGCTAGTATTCCGAATGTTACAGCTGGACAAACTACAGGCGGCAATCTGATAGTAACAAAAACTACAAATGATACGTCACAACCGTTTAGTTTAACTATTAGTGCAGCAAGTGCAAATAGTGATGTAGGTTTTGCAACAGCAAATCAAACTATTAACAGTAGTGGTA